GTGGCTCCTCTGAGTCTGTCCGAGGTAATCCTGCTGGCCATGAGCGACCGCAGAGATGTAACGCGCACAGTGCGCTTCAAACGTATCGACACAGTAATGGATAAGGAACGCCTGTATTAATTTTTAAAAATGTTTTTACTGGTCAGCCAGAATTGTCAGGAATGTCGGAATCTTAAGACAAATCAAGAAGCCGTAACCTGTTTCATAGTTATTGAACTGGTAGAGGTCAGAATAATCTGCTACACCTCTGGTCAGCATATAACCGGTGACGTCACGAGGTTCTTTCATTCCGTCAAATATGTTATTAATATATTCAGCCATAATTAGTTAGGTTCTCCTTTCATCTAGATTAGTTAATCATTGTAATCTTGAAGATTTCACTCTGGATGAAATCTCTGAACTTGACTTTGATTACAGCATAGAAAATCTTATTCAGTTCATACTGTTCGTCTTCAGCATATTCTACACCAATTTCTTTGAACTGGCTCTTATAGCGGTTGAGAACAGCTTCTACGTCAGCTTTATATCTGAGCAGATCCTGGCCATCGAGGAATGTATAACGATTCTTCGGGCACTGTTTACGGATTTCATGAATGATTTTCTGAACAAGCAGAACATTGTTAATCCAGGACAGCTGAGTATATTCAGTCTGAGATGTATATTCAGTATCCAATGTAGGAATACCAGAATAGTAAGCAACGTAGTTCAGACGTTCATTATCGAACCATTCTTTCTGATTGTATGTCTGAGCATTTTCATCAGTCTGCGGTGTGCGTTTCGGCGAGAAGTTAATGGTACCCGGAATGATATCATTTTCGAAGGTAACTCCATAAGCCTGTCCACAGAACGGGCGGTTAACACCATTCAGATAATGACCAACGAAACGTGTTACCAGGTTGTACATAATGGTTACGTTAACCTGTTTTCTGTAATACGGTTCAATGACATCATAGCTGTTGATGTAGTTGGCTACGAACTTATTCTTCTTATAAGTATCGTTAACAGCCTCGATTTCATTCAGTGTAGTCAGACCAAGTCCGAAATCACGGAAGAAGAAGCAGTCTTCACGGAATGTAACCAATTCATGGATAGCATCTTTAATATCTCTCTTATAGTTGGCATCAAAGATTGCATCGATTCTTGTGTTGTCGAGATCATAGATATCGTCAGCGAAAGAACCATTGAATACTCTAAGAACCTGATTATCATAGAGAGACATGCCTGTAGAATCTCCAACAGAATTAAGAATTTCCGGAAGAGCAATCGGATAATCACCAAATGCACCGTTATCACCATTCTGGAGAAGAATACCATTTTCTACAGAGAGATTATCGCCAGCCGGATCAATACCTACAGCATTAGATACTTTACCATAGCGATCGAAGGCAAACAGAATATCCATATGAGCTACTTCATTCTTAGTCAGTTTAGACTTTTCAGAAACGTCATCTACGAACTTATTCCATTCGCTTTCATAATATTTACAACGAATATTTCTGGAGTTCTGGTTAATAACCTGATCTACAGCTTTGTTCTTAGCATTGGCTGCACTACCATCAGAGGATTCAACAATCAGATTGTCGAATGTGAAGTAATGAGTTTCAAGCTCTTTATTACCTTCCAATACTTTCATTACGTATTTAATATATCTAACCGGTCTACGAGCAGATATATCAGCATAAATACGAATCTTCTTATTGGAAATACCACGGCCTGTATCAGTCAGTGTGAAGAGAACATAGTTCTTTTCTCCTGTTTCCGGAACAACCAGTGTATCTTTAGTTTCTTCTACTGTAGCAACTACAGAGTTGAATACTTTATCGATATCATCTGTATTGTTGATCTGTTCTGTCAGAGGAACGGCTTTCAAAGAATACTTGATCATAGCTGCATCAACTTTGATCGGTGTATTCGATACATCATTGGTCTTGGAGTCTGTGGTTTCTACCTGAACAGTTACGCCAGGAGTTGTATCTACGCCAACTTCTGTACCAGTAATAGCCTGAGCAGCAGCATAATATTTGCCACCATATACGACAAACTTACCTACAGCATAGGCAGTGCCAGGAGCATAAGCAGGAACATTGATATCCCATACAATCTTATAGAGAGAAGTCTTTTCTACTTTAGCTTTATAGTAATGACCAGCTTCTTTAACTTTAGAACCTACAATATAGGTATCTACAGCAGCTTCGTTGTAGTTATCAATAGATTCCTGAACCTGTTTCTTAAGAGGTTTATTTGCTACTTTAGCTTTGTAGAACTTGGTTTCAAACTTAACAACTGTTCCGATTGCATAAGTAGATACGTTAGCTACAGAATATTCTGGAACATGTTCATCGGGTACATCAATCATCAAAGGTTTATGAGCTACTTTAGCCTTATAGAACTTAGCACCAGATTTAACAACTTTGCCTACAGTATATGTCGGTACATCAGCATCGGAATATGCAGGAATAGTTGTATCCGGAACTTCTTTCATCAAAGGTTTATGAGCAACTTTAGCCTTATAGAACTTAGTACCAGATTTAACGATTGTATTTACAGTATAAGTAGATACGTTAGCTACAGAATATTCTGGAACATTATCGTCAGGAACTTCTTTCATCAAAGGTTTGTGAGCAACCTTAGCTTTGTAATAAGTAATTACAGCACCTTTAGTTACTTTAACCTTAGCACCTACTGCATAAGTAGAAACAGCAGAGTCTGCATATTCTGTATAAGAGGAAGCATCGGACGGAGGTGTTATATTGTCACCAGTCTTTTCCCAAGAATCAGTATCAAGAACTTTAATCTTAGGCTGCGGTACTTCCTGCCAAGAAGCCGTATCTACAACTTCTACCATAGGCTGAGAAATTTCTTCCCAAGACAGAGCATCAACTGCTTTTACAGTCGGCTGAGGAACTTCATCCCAGGAATCAGTATCAAATACTTCAATCATTTCGGGAGTGTAATCTTCCCAAGCATCTGTATTGATATCTGTGGTAATTCTCTTAGTCTTATAAGAATCAGGAATATCTGCTTCTTCTTTTACAGCCCAGTAAGTCTGATCAACTTCTGTTTTGTAATAGAGAGGTTTACCTTTAGCATTGGTTTTCTGAATTTTATCAGCTCTAACCGTAGCGATAAGAGCCAAGTTAGCCAGTTTGGAATCTGGAGCAACAACACGCTTTGCATACTGTAAACCACCAGCATTAGCAATAGCCGCTGCCTGTACGAGAGCCTGGCCATGTTTGAAATAATTGGGATTGTCTCCATATAGAGCAAAGAAATCTTCTCCTGAAAGTTCCTTCTGGAATTTTTCCGGTCCTTTATCAGAGGAGAATACTGTCATAAGCACTGGGCGGTCTACACCATCATTTCCAACAGCAGTGTTGGGGTTAATAACGGATTGATCATCCCAGATAAATCTAGTATCTGGAGCTGCCATTATTATAATTCCTCCTTTAATAATAGTTAAAAATTAAAAACTCACCTTGATTTTATAGCAAGTAAAAAACAAAGTAAACTTTAATGATATGTTCTTATACGACTCTTTCACATTATACATCTTCACCAGTTACGATTCTTTCCAGAGGACTCTGGACTTTATTATCGTTCAATGAAGCGTATATAAGAGCTTCATTTATGTTTTCAGATGTAATAGCACTATAAGCACTAATCAATCTGGGAATTACTTTGATACTGATGGATTTGTAATTATTCATATCATTATCTTTAGAAAGTCTGAATGGAACGTTTATATCCGTTTTACTTCTACAGAGTTCGGATATGATAATTCCGAACAGTTGCAGAGAGATTTTATACTTAGCTCCGTTGTACGTACAATTGTCTACAATATAATTTTGAATCTGATCATATGGTATTGTATTAGGAATGAAACCGTTAATAATAAACAGAGAGATCATATCTTCTGTATTATCTACACTTTGAGGGACTTTAGTTTCTACCAAGATGGCATCATCTTTTTTATAGCATAGAACTCTATAGTCCAATGGTTCAGATTCTTTAATTAATTTAATAGACTTCATTTTTTCTACTTTGAATGGTTTAGTC